ATGGCTGTTACGGCAAAAATGAAAGCTCTGCTCGAAAAGGTCAAGGATAACCTTATCCTGCAGCACGACGAGGATGACGCTTTGCTCCTGCGGCTCATTGCCGCCGCGCTCGGATACGCCGAAAGCTACCAGAAAGTTAAGTACGGACGGAAAAAACTCCCGCCTTCAACCGAACAGGCCGTAATTATGCTGACGAGCCATTTCTACGAGAGCAGAGATGGCTCGACGGCGGGGTTTTTCGCGGACAACACGAACGCGGCGGCGCAGGTGTGGCAGGCGGTCAACCGTCTGCTCGCGATGGAAAAGAGGTGGGATCTGTGAGTTTCGGCAAAATGAATACGTTTATCAATATCGTCTCTACCGCTCCCACAAAGGACGCAGAAGGTTTTGTAACCAGAGGTGACCGCGTCGCCGCTTCCGTCCGCGCCTACAAGGAGGAACGGCACGGAAACGAGAAATGGGCGAACATGGCGGCGTTCTCTACGGCGACCGCCCTGTTCCGCTTTCGTAAAATCCCCGGCTTAACGGTAGACACCACTTTTGCCATTGTTTGTGAAGATAGCCGTTACCGCATCGTCAGCGCGGAGGATGTGCGCGGGCGCGGTATGTACGTCGAGGTTCTCGCCGAGAGGCTGGAAGGGACGGTGAGGTAATGGCGAAAGTCGAAATAAAACTACCGGAGGATTTGCTGATAAAGCTATCCAGATTGGGTGACAAAACCGATGAAATCATCCCCAAGGTATTGATAGCGGGCGGGGAGGTAGTTCTGGAAAAAGTCAAAAGCAACTTAAAAGCGGCCATCGGGCGCAGCACGAAAAGGGAGTCGCGCTCCACGGGCGAACTCGTCCGCTCGCTCGGCGTATCGAAACCGCGTCAGGATCGCGACGGCAACTGGAATGTCAAAATCGGTTTCGCCGAGCCGAGGAGGGACGGCGCCTCCAACGCCAAAATAGCCAACGTCATCGAATACGGCAGGCACGGTCAACCGCCGAAGCCGTTTCTGAAACCCGCGAAGATACAAACAAAGGATGCCTGTATTGAGGCGATGAAGGCGAAACTCGAATCGGAGATGAACGGCGTATGAGTATTTTATCGGAGTCCAACGACATTTTGTCAGGGTTTCAAATCCCCGTGGAAACCGGCGTCTTCAGCGGCGTGCCGCCCGACGAATACTGTGTGCTCACACCTCTCGCCGACAGGTTTGTCCTGTTCGGCGATAACAAACCGCAAATGGAAGTCTGCGACGTTCGGGTGTCGCTGTTTTCCAAAGGTAACTACCTCAGACGGGCGCGGCAAATCGCGTCCGCTTTTCTTTCGGCGGGCTTCGTCGTAACAGACCGCCGGTATATCGGCCATGAAAACGATACAGGCTATCACCACTACGCCGTTGATACGGCGAAAGAATACGAAATGGAGGAATTGTAAATGGCACAGATAGGGCTGCAGTATTTAATTTGTGCGCCCGTGACTGAAACTTCGTCAGCGGTTACCTTCAGCGACGGCGTAGTTATGAGTTATGCCATCAAGGTCGATTTGTCCATCGAAATTAATGAGGGCAAACTTTACGCCGACAACCGCGTCACTGAAAACATCAAGGAATTTAAAAGCGGCAGTATTACCCTGAATGGCGACCATCTCAGCTATGAGGTGCAGAAACTTATTTTAGGGCACAGCCTTGAAACGTTGCCTTCGGGCGGGCAAAAACTGACGGCGAGGGGCGACGATGAAGGCGAATATGTCGGCGTTGGTTTTTATTCCACCACCATCAAAAACGGCGTGAGAAAATATCGCGCCGTTTGGCTGCGCAAGGTAAAGTTCGGTATTCCGAACGAGTCGTTGGAGACAAAGGGCGAGGCTATCACTTTCCAGACTCCAACCATCGAAGGAACTATTCTTACCGACGTTTTGGGCGTGTGGAAAGAGGAAGCGACGTTTACTACTGAAGCGGCCGCCAAAGCGTGGTTAGACGAGCTCGCGGATATAGAGACTGCATAAGGAGGAATTGATCATGTCAAAAACTAACACGGCGGCGAAAGTCGCGCCTGATGAGCGCGGATGCGCTATTGATATTGGCGGCGCGGAGTTCGAGTTAATTTTAACCACTCGCGCCACAAAGGAGATAGCAAAACGTTACGGCGGCTTGCAAAACCTCGGCGACAGGTTAATGAAGGCCGAGAACTTTGAGCTTGCGCTTAGTGAGATTGTTTGGCTGATTACGCTTTTGGCGAATCAGTCAATTTTCATTCACAATTTCAAGAACCCGGACGCAAGGAAAGAAATATTGTCCGAAGACGCGGTCGAGCTGCTTACTTCGCCATTTGAACTGGCGGCTTACAAAGCCGCAATTGTTGAGGCGATATTTAGGGGAACAAAACGCAACATTGAAAGCGAGGACGCCGAGTCAAAAAACACCAAAGCCGAGTAAGTGACGAAGAATTATTTACTCGGCTGCTGTATTACGGAACGGTTCATTTGAATCGTTCCGAGGATGAAACATGGCTAACGCCGTTTGGGCTGCTGCTGGATTTGTGGGAGTGCCATCGGCAGTATTTAGGGGTTGCAAAAGCCAAAATTGAATATGAGCTGGATGACATAATGCCATACGGGATTTAAGGGGCTGGGGGTGGTTTAAGATGGCTGAATCAAACTTCGGCTTAAAAATCGGCATTGAAGGAGAAAAAGAGTTTAAAAACGCTTTGCGCGATATAAACCAGTCCTTTAAAGTCCTTGGCTCCGAAATGAAATTGGTGACGGCGCAGTTCGATAAAAATGACCAGTCCATGCAGGCTATGGCCGCGCGGAATGAAGCCTTGAATAAGGCCATCGACGCGCAAAAGAATAAAATCGCCACGCTCCGAGACGCTCTTAAAAACGCAACGGATTCATTCGGCGAGTCCGATAGGCGCACGCAAGCCTGGGCCATCCAGCTCAATAATGCCGAGGCCGAATTAATCGGTTTACAAAAAGAGCTTGATAAGAATAACAAGGCTCTAACCGAAGCGGGCAGCGAGGCTGATAAGTTCGGCGACGCCATCGAGGACGCAGGCGACGCGGCTGAAAAATCCAGCGGTAAACTCGAAAAGATGAGCGCCGTCGCTAAAGGTATTGGCGTGGCTTTGGCTGCTGCGGCGGCGGCTATTGGGGCTGCGGTTGGCGTAGCCGTAAGCAAAATTAACAATTGCGTTAATGTTTACGCCAATTTCGAAGACTCCATGATGCAAGTGGCCGCCACAATGGGCATGAGCGCCGAAGAAATTGCTAACGGCAGCGAGGCATTTAAAACGCTTGAAACGGCGGCAAAGGACGCCGGGGCGAATACTCGCTATTCCGCGTCGGAGGCCGCTGAAGCCTTAAATTATCTCGCTCTTGCCGGGTATGACGCTGAGACCGCCGCCGCAACGCTGCCGGGCGTGTTAAACCTTGCGGCGGCCGGCGGCATGAGCCTCGCAACGGCGTCTGATATGGTCACCGACGCGATGGGCGCGCTGAAGATGGAAACGTCAGAAATTGATATGTTTATGGATCAGCTCGCCAAAACGTCGCAGAAATCCAACACTAATATTCAGCAACTTGGCGAGGGCATACTTACCTGCGCCGGAACTATTACATCTACCGGCCAGTCGCTGACGACCATGAACACCGCTCTCGGAATCCTTGCGGACAATGGTATTAAAGGCTCGGCAGGCGGCACGCATTTACGGAACGTATTGTTATCGTTGTCGGCTCCCACCGATAAGGGCGCGGACCAACTGAGAGAATTAGGCGTTTCGGTCTTCAATTCCAGCGGCGCGATGCGCAACTTGAATGATATTATGACAGACTTAAACGGCAGTTTGTCTAATCTCACGCAGGAAGGCCGCATCAACGCAATAAACAACATATTCAACAAGACAGACTTGAACTCGGTTAACTTCCTGCTTGAAGGCACAAACGGCCGCTTTAAAGAGCTCTCCGGCTTGATTATGGACTCGGCCGGCGCGGCGCAGACGATGGCCGAAACGATGGAGAGCGGGCTTGCAGGCGCCGAGCGCAGTTTTAAGAGCGCCGTAGAAGGTATGCAAATTGAAATCGGCTCGCTGTTCGCCTTCATGAAGCAAGGATTCTTAACGGACGCAACCGGAGTAATTCGTACATTTACGCAGAATTTGCAAGCGGCCGAAGGCGACTGGTCTAAAATCGGCGAGGCTGTCGGGCAAATGCTCACTGATTTTGTAAATATGTTTGCCGAGATGTTACCGCAAATAGTGGATATCGGGATGCAAGTTATCGGTATGCTTGGGAACGCCCTGATCGACAACCTGCCGATTATCGTAGCTGCGGCGTCTACTATTGTGTTAACGCTTATAGAGGGTGTTGTCGCCGCGCTGCCGGGGCTGACGGAAGGCGCGCTGCAGCTTACCCTTGCGTTAGTTGACGGTATTTTAACAAACTTACCGGCATTAGCGGAAGCGGCCATTCAGATGATTGCCACATTAGCGTCGGGCCTTGGCGACGCGTTGCCGCAACTGGTACCGGTTGCCGTTCAGGCGCTTGTAACAGTAGTGAGTGGGATAATTGATAATCTCCCTAAGATACTGGACGCGGCGCTGAGTATTATCCTTGGCTTGGCTGAGGGGCTGCTTGCGGCCCTGCCGGAACTAATAGCGGCTTTACCCGCCATAATCATTGCAATTGTAAACTTTATAATCAGCTCAATTCCGCGGATTATGGAGGCGGGGGTGCAACTATTGGGAGCCTTGGTTTTGAATCTTCCGGCTATAATCGGCGCGATACTTGAGGCCATAGCGATACTCGTCGGGACGATGCTTGAGGCGTTCGGAAGTTTCATAGGCCATTTCGCCAACATCGGCAAAAATATGGTGCTGGGCATTTGGGAAGGCATTAAAAGCCTGGGAGCCTGGATTAAAGCCCAGGTAACTACATTCTTTAAAAACATTCTCGGCGGGCTCGCCAAATTCCTCGGCATTCATTCGCCGTCGCAGCTTATGGCTGATATGTTCGGAAAAAATATGGCGTTGGGCATTGGCGAAGGTTTCGGCAAGGAAATGGCGAACGTAGAAAAGCAAATGGAAGACGCCATTCCAACCGAATTTGACGTTGACTATAGCGGCATGGGCGAAGGTATGGCAAACGCCCTCGGCGACAGTTTCGACGAGGCGCTTAACGTTAACGCGAATATCCCGCGGCATGTCAGCGAGGCCGAGGCGGATCCCGTCAGCCCACTACTACCGGCAGTTGCTGATTTATGTACGGCCATACTTGCGCAGATTGAAGAGTTCGCCGGCGTCGTTTTTAGCATGAATAATCTGACGAACGCGCTGAATAACGTGAGTATTGAGGCTCCTGCTGCGGCTGCGCCGGTTGGCGCTGAAAGTAATACGGAGGAAATTCCTCCCGCCAATTATGCCGTGGATTATAGCGGCGTAGACGAAACGGATTCAGCTAACTTGTTGTATTCGGCAGTCACTGAATTATGTCAGGCTATATGGGCGCAAATTGAAGAGTTTGCCGGTGTCGTCTTTAGTGTAAATAGCGTGGCGGAGGCTTTAAGGGGTTTGAATATCGCCGTTCCGGTTGAAGCGTCGGCCGCCGGCGGCGCCGCAATGGTAAACCATTTTTACTTTGACAATATAACCGTCAGGGATGAATCGGATATGGAAGCCATCGCCGATTTCACGCTGCGGAAACTGCAGATAGCATTGAACAACAGAGGTGTGCGCATATGATAGGGGTTTACCATTACGCCGATCTGAACTCAAAACTGAGTGAACTCGAAATTGTATCCGGCACGGAGACTC